TTATTCCCAACAGAGATACTAAAGTGTCGCATCTTTGGGTTTGCTTCTGAATTTTTGAATACAGGAGATTCTTTAGGTTCAATTTTATACCTACGAGCTTCATCCACCTGCTCGACAGTCTCGGCAACTTTTTCCTTACCCATACCCTTTAGCCTATTTTGGTGAACGAAAGACCTCAACTTCATTAGACGCTCTCTTTCAGTTTCTTCTGAGAACCTTTTCATATTAATCTGCCTTTGAGGATAGTGACTCAGCTAGCTGCTCAACAAACTCTTTCATTGTCTTCTTTTTTGCACGAAGAAGCTTAAAGTCGTGGGCATCGATCTTGTTATTCTTATTGGCATCAATCTTATGCTGATTACCAACTAGTTCCTCAGCAACCTTCTTAGCTGTTGCTGTGGCAATTGCCATCTTCTTGCCCATTGGCATACCTGGCTGATCACGCTTAATTGCCTTAGCAACTTCTTCGCGCTTCTTCATCTCAGCCTTTGTTAGCATTTTCTCATCCACCTGCTCAGCTGCTTCATCTAGATCAAGGCTCAGATGCTTAAGACCAGATGTTGCATGCTTTAGTACTTTAGCATGAACCTCTGGAGGGAGGCTAGGATGGGCTTGTTTTAAATGTCTTTTAATGTCTTCTGATGAAGGATCAAAACTCGCCTTGTTCTTTGGATTTGCAGTAAACTTAATAGTATGTCCGTCCATTTTACCATGGAACTTAATGTTGCCTGGATCTTCATTGTGGTGAGTCATAGTTAAATGATTTTGACCACTACTATGAAGAACTCTGTGAGTAATATCACCGTCATCAGAGTAGCGAACACTGCCTGTTTTTGCAGCTTCTTCTACCTGCTCGACTTCTTCTTTTGTGAGTCTGTCGACTGCCCTGTCAATGCCTGACATCCTTTTCCCCAGAACATGGACATCGCGTTTAAACGCTTTTTTTGTCTTGCGGTCGCGGTTCACGAGCGGCTCGTTGCTGCGATCGACTGCGGCAATATTAGAACTACGATCTACAGTATCGGTCTGTGCTTTCTTGATATACGAACCAAGCGTCGATGCCTTCAGTTCATCAATCTGCTCGACTTCTTCTTCCATCTTGCCTTGTGATCTTAGCATAGCCTTATAAGCTTCTGACTTCTTCTTTTCCATGATTGCCTTCAATCTCTCTAGAGGCATCTCTAGCTTACCCTTCTTAGAGGCCTTTGAAGTGTCTTCACCACCTTCTGGTGTAACTGCTTCTTCTTCCATTGCTGATTTCTTTCTACGAGAATGACCATGGTTCATTTCTACTAAAATTGTTAGGTCAGCTACTGATACATTTTGCTCAACACCATGTTCGAACATAACATCGTAGTGTGTAACTGTGCCGTCATCTAGCAATGTATGCTCACCGGGAATACACTCACCCTTGCCCCATGTCTCATGGACAACGTGCTTGGCACAATCATGCTGAACTGCTTTTTCTACGTTTGCTGTATCTAAATTCTCGCTCATGTCTGAGTCTCCTGATTGTTTCTGTAATTGTCTTAAATCTTGTTTAACCATTTGTCTTGTTGTACTATCACTTTTGACAACATTTAACAAGCGGCTGAATGTTTTGTAAATTGAATCCCTCATTTTGGGATTATTCATGGCATCATCACCATAGCGCACTGCCCGCTTAATATCCTCCATTTCTTTTGGATCAGCAAGGCCTGCACGGAGTAAATCTAGAACATATGGGTCCGTTACTCTTTTCTTAACTTCTTCAAAAACTTCTTTATCTGTCATAGATTACTCCTAACTATCAAAATATTTATGCTAACTCTTTCTTAGAGCTAAAAACAATTAATCAACACTCCATGTACCAGTTTGTCGTTGTAATTTAGGCCACTCAACTGTTGTCACAAAAGACTTGTCTTGGACAAGAACATGATTGGTTGGCTGTGCTGTGAATCTACCGTTATCTAACTTTATAAAATAAAACTCTTTTGACTGCTCAGGTTCCAGACTAAATCCATCTAGCATCGGGATTGCTGTAAACATATATCGGCCGGATACTTCATTCTTATTACGTAACTTTGCAATCATGGGCACTGCTTCGAGGAATGGATATTCAACCATACTAAAATCATGACCGTAGCAATCCCAAGTTTGTGCATCAGAGGGTTTCCAATCATTGGTAACTTTCTCGTGTGCTAACTTGTGCAGAGGTACATTCCTATATACTGCCCCACATTCTAGCATAACATGGCAGCCCCATGTTCTACCGGGGTGACTGACTAAACCAAACCACGCAACTTTTTCCCACTGATTATTACCAAATGTATCTGGCTCTACATAACAGTATGTGTGACGTAGCAAAGGCCCTGCGCCCGAGTAAATCATTTGTAATTCTCACAGATAACTGGTTTAGTAAACATGTTGTTTGATACTTTCATAATTAGTCGTTATACACATTACCACTCTTTGTTACCCAAACACGGCTTCCATCGCTTTCATACTCATGGGATTGCTCCCCCGATTTTCTGTGTGTTCCCTTTTTTGCAGTCTGCGAATACACCTCACCATTGTGGTGTATCAATGTATCCTTTTCTGGGCCATAGTTAGCAATCTTGCCTCGAACGCTACGCTTAATGTGTAATGGGTACTTTGCACTTCCAATATTGACTGTGCTCTCATAAATTGATGGCTTGGCCCTTCCATAGTTTCTCATCATAACACCAGCTTCACTGTTAGCTTCGTTTTCAAATGTGCTACCAGTTTCACCAGCCATTTCAACATTCTCTAGATCACCATTCATATCCTGTCTATAGTGAACCATTTCATGAGCAAGTGTTCTTAGAATATCTACTGGATGTCTTCCAGCAATGTTTACTCTAATTACCTTCTCGCCAGGATAATATCCGCCAAAGCTTGTATTCTCTTGAGCCATCTTTTTGTTGTTGATTAATTCAACCCTTGGAACTGTTTCAAGCTTTAGATGACCCTTGGCGTGGTCCATAAAGTCACCAACGTGACGCTGAACATTTTGTTCATGCGCAATGTCTTCTAGTATTAATTGTTTGAATTTTAACATTGTTACCACTGCCTGCAAGACCAATATCTTGCCTTGTTTCTTGGACCTGGATTCTCGCAGTTGTGTCTTGCTCTAAATGATTTTCTTCTTGCTGGAATGTCTTTTTTAATTGTCATATTTGGATCACCAAAGTTGACCTTAACTACATTACCAGTGGATGGGTGCTTAACATAGACAGATCTCTTCTTTGGACCACCAGGTGTCAGGAATGGCTTACCTAGCTTAACTTGGCGGCCGCCCTTCTCAGCTTCTTGAAGCTCATCCACCTCACCCCAGTCCTCGTAGACTTCATCACCAGTTACTTCAAACTCTTCCTCTGTGAAGCCAAAGTCAATTTCATCAACATAATCTTTAAATGATACTATACCTTCCATCATAGACCCCACTTTTCTTTTTGGTGTTGTTTTTGGTTTCTTTGGTTTCTTAGGAGGACCAGACATTGCTTTCTTTACTACTTTGCCAGCTGCTCTTTTTCCAAGAACGTAGGCACCATAACCGGCCGCCGCTCCTGCCAATGGAGCACCCATTGCTGCTCCAACGCCTATACCAACGCCTGTTGCAAGCATTGACCCAACTCCAATTTTCTCATTAATTTTACTCATTGGAATTATCACACGTATAATTTTTGAAGCCTTTCATTTTCTTTTCTTCAATTACACTTTCACCAGGTGTATCCTTCTTTAACTTCTTTAAAAGTTCTGGTGTGCCCTCAAACCCTGCTCCATAGTCTTCATCAACAACTTTTTTATCTTTTTTAATTAAATTGAGTGCAGCCTTTTGGCTGGCCTTTAATGCCATTACACCTTCTGCTAGATCTTTGTCAGCATTGTTGTATGCTGCGCCTTCGTTGATAAATGAATTGACTCTATTGAATGCCCATTGTTGTGATGTGATAGTTGGTCTATGGCCAGATGCATGATCTGCAATACCCCTATAATATACTGCTTCTAAAATGTTGTATGGAATTTTTGACTCAATAGCTTTCTTTTGCAGAGATTCAATTATTGATTGTTGTAATTTATTGTTATCTCTTATTAAACAATCAAGAACTTCTTTGACCTCTGATAATCCAGCCACTCTTCCAAGGCCTGCTGGGGTTCTAAAAGCCCCGCCCCTTTTTCTTTTCATTTCAGCAGCAGAAATTCTTGGAAGAAGTCTCATTGCCAATCTATTGACTGATTTTGTTTTGATCTTTAATCTTCTATCAAGCGATGCTCTAGCTGAATATGAAAGATCAGAATACTTTTGACCTCTTAGCATTCTGGCTCTCATAAATTTGCGGGCTGTTCTTTGTGCTCTTCTTTTTAAAGAAGATCTGGATGCTTTTCTATTGATGGCCCTTCTGCGGCCTATTCTCATTGCACCTTTTTGTCTTCTTGCTGCTGCAGCTCTTTTAATTCTTTGTTGAACATTTAGAACTTCTTGCAATTCCTCTGGTGTCAATTCTTCATTCAATGCACCACGTAATGTGTTCATCACTTCCTTATGATGCTTTTGTAAATTCTTTGGCAGACCCTCTTTAAACTCTTTGTGTCTACCTGCGGATGCCAATGATCTCATTTTAGATGCTGACATACCCTCAACACCTTCTGCGTCTGGATCTCTTGCTCCAGCAGATTTTACTTCAACTTTTTTAAAGTTAAAATCACCTTCTGGACCATTGTAATCATTGGCAATTCTTTTATAGTCTTCTACTCTATCATCGCCAGCAATCAACGTAGCATGTGTGTAGCCCAATGAATGTAGATGCTTCAGAATACCATGGACATTTGAGTGGCCTTCTGGAGTATGCTTGATAACGCTACCAAAGGCCTTTTTGGCAAAAGCATGTTTGGTGTCATAATTGAGAGGATTCTTTTTCTTATCGTGAGTCTTCGATAGGTAGATATGGGCTTCACCACCAACCTTTTCGGCGTGGGCTTTGACAGTATCAACTAGCTTCTCGTGACCAACTGTTGGAGGATTCATTCGGCCAAAACTAAAGACCACATGGCGGTCTTTTTCCTCATACATTGATCGTGATAAATCTAGCTGAGGGTTGATTTCAATCTTGTTGATTGGCATACCAGTATCGGTCTTGCCATTTGTCTTTTTGTCGTCTTTTTTCTTAGTTTTGTCTGGTTGTTGCAGATCAGCTTTAGCCGTTGCATCTTGGCTGGCCATGGCTGCTGCAGCCTGGCGAGTAACGACAAATTCTTGTAGACTTAGTCTCTTTTTCACATTGTATTCCTCAAGGGGTTGGCTTACCCTTACCTTGTAGGAATATTTATAAAACTTTACTCTTTATCAAATAAATCGTCAAAATTATCTGTTTCATCCCAGAATGGTTCCACTTCTAGGTCTTCATCTAGATTGCTATAATCTTCATCCTCTTCTTCATCATCTTCAAGTTCTTCATCACCAATCTCGCTCTCATCTAGCATATCAACAAGCTTTGGCTCATGAACATCACGAAGGTAATATTCATGATTCTCTAGGTCACCAAGCTCATCCAAAATTTCCTCTGCTAGAGTTGCATGTTCGTCGTAGTCCTCTAGATCTTTCTGGGTTGAGTGGCCTCTTTCAATAGCCTTTCCCTCTACAGCTAATGCCTGGTCTACATGCTTGGCAGCTTCTTCTACTTTATCCATATCAACACCTGGTTCCTTCATTAGCGTATTGAATGCATCGACAGCACCTGGGCATAGAGTAAAATACTCTGTCTCATACTTACCGACAGTAATATTCTTACCTTCTTCTTCGTTGAAATCTAATTCTTCTGTATAAAGACTAAAGTTCTTCATATAGCCTCTTTAGGTAAACTCTTGCCAGTCCATACTTGCTATAACATTAGAAGTAGCTGTACCACAAGTTAATGCTAGCGTGAATACTGTAGCTGTATTAGAAAGACCATTTCTTTCTAGCTGGTATAAAAATGCATCGCCATCTAATGTAACACTAGCAGCTGATTGGTTTGTGGCTTGGATTAGGCCACTTGCCAATACAGTGCCTCCTGACATTGTAGATGCATTATTAGCATCATATTCAACTACTGAGTCAGCACCTGTATTGGCAAAGCTTGCACCAGTAATTGTAGCCCCACTTATTAGCTTATATTTATATACAGCCTGATTTATGGGTGCTATGTCAATTCTCTTTGGTACAGCAATGCCATCTAGTTTAGTTGACTTTAATCTCAATGATATAACAGGGTAGTATGTGCCAGCTGTTACTAATGCTCTTTGTGAAGCTGGTTCCTGGCCATATGATCTTGGCTTACCTCTAACTTCGTACCCACCCTCTGATATAACAGTAGTGCATATTTGTTTTAGAGTAGCAGATGCTGATGTTGTTCCTATATTTTGAATTTCATATCTTACTGGAAGACATGCTGTAGTCATATATGTTGAGGCAATTCTATTAGCGTGGTGAAATGAGTGGCAATGAATTAGCTGGCCATCAATAACAAAGCCACATCTGACAGACCCAACCCCCAGCCACTCAATATCGCTCCAAAAGATTTGCGCTTTAGTTAAATCTAATGTTCTTTGCGATGGTGATGATGCCACAGCACCAAGTAGCGTATCAAAGTTCCAGTCGGCTTGGTTAGCATATGTGTAGGTAACTGAGTTACCAACATTTGATTTTAGTACAAACCTTACTGTTGTTCCTGTTTGTTCTAAATACACACCATTTGTATCATTAAAGTAACCAACTCTTTGTTCTAGGTTAGCTTGTGGAGCATTCATTACAAAAGTGTTCATTATCAACAAGCTCTTACCTGGCTGGTAGGCAAACACTCTTGTTGTTTCTCTCTGAACCTTAGCACCGGATGTTGTATCTACTATTAATGACACAGTAGCTGAATTTGCATTGTGGGAATGAGTAGCAGTGGCTGTATTAGCGGTTGAAAATTTACCATTGTCTTCAAACCTATGGAATGAATCAAATAGTGTTAGTGGTTGTGAACCCCTAGCCCTACCAAACGCATCAACTGCAACACCAGAAGGATTAGCTGGACCAATTAGATTACCATACTGATCAGAAAGCATAACGACTTCAAAGATGGTCTTGCCATCTGGAAGATACTCGTGTCTGTCTTTTCTAAATTGTGCCACTAGCGTGCCTTTAGGAAGTTAGCTTTAGAGAAGTCTGCTCTATCAACTAACTTAGTTGGTCTATTGTTTCTAATTGCCACAAACCCCTCTGGCTTAGATGGCTTACCGTGGATTGAGTGCTCATATCCATGGTGATCTAGAGCTGATAGGTGGTGGACCAATTCATCTTTTGCATTCTCTAGGTGGTCATGTATATTTAGAATTCGTTGAAAATGGTGCTTGTTCTTCTGGACATGGGCTAGATCACTATCCATAGCCTGCTGTCTTCTAGCCTTACCAGCTGGGGTCTTTAGCTTATCCACTTCACCCTGATGCTTGTTCTTTAGCCAGGATTGGTACCCAGTGATTGATCTCTTGGCGCCTGTTCTAACTGTGCTATTGATATAGGTCTTTAAAGGAATTCTATGATTGTCGATAGCGTTGTGTGTTTCGTTTGTGGAACCTTCAAATTCTTCTACAGCCTTCTTCATGTGGCTCTGGAATCTTGTTGAAGGAGGTTTTGCTGCGTGGACAACATGCGTTGGCAATAGGTGAACATCTGGGTGATTCTCAAATCCACTATCCTTTTCATGGGCATTGAATCCATAGTGGGCATGCATGTTTTCTAGATCGCCTGCGCCTCTATACTCAGTGTGAACTGCAACACCAATTATTGCTTTAGCAATCTTTTTACCTTCTTTAGAGTCTTTACTTTGAGAGTAGGTAATTGTGTTAGGTGTGAAATGATACTTACCACCATGATCTTTAACATCATTTGAGCCAGCGCCATTCCAATTGTGCTCTCTGGTGTACATGATGTCACCTTGGAACACTCCCTTCTTTGGAGCAACTTTTTGTAGGTGAGTGTGTGCTGCTTTCAGCTTCTCAACTAAACCTGGAGCATGGCCATGATTCTTCTCAATATCCTCATGGGTATAATTAATCTTTGGTTCTTTATTAAATGCAGACTTTGATGCTACAAAGAACTTACCATTCTTTGGATGTCTACCAAAGATAATTGATGGTGACCCATCGTACTTAATTGTTGTTTTTGTTGGTGATGTTGTAGAGCCATTAATGGCATCATGGACATCATTCAAAGTATGGAAGGCATGCTTGAATCCTTCTTCACCAGAGTCAACAGCATGCTCACCCACATGCTTTAGGTGGACTAGCTTGCTCTCGTCGTCTGCGGACTCTTGTAGGTACTGAATAAAACTCATTAAACCATTCCTGTTACTTTTCTACAACCTAGTGGTGCAATTACCACTCTTGTTCCTTTGATACCAAAGTCGCTTCTATCACCTTTGAAGATAGCCATGAACACAGGTTCATATCCATCTGTCATATCATCACCATTGACATGAGTATGGTAAGCAGTTATCTTATATGTAGATCCTTGCTTACTTAGTTCAACTGAGCCTTGAAGCATTAGTGTAGTGTTTTGTCTACTAAATGCTTGACCAAACTCATTACCATAAACAGACATCATCTTTAACTTTCTATCTTTAATCTTCCTGGCAACAGTAGTTGCATTAGGAAGACCTTTAGGATATAACTTTAGCATATCCTTAATAAACTTCTGGACTTCTGGATGACGGAAGATATCAGGTTCCTTTCTCTCCGACATACCACCCCATTGCTGGAAGTCTCTTTCTGTTCTACCATCCTTATGGGATATCCAAGCCACCTCTTTGCCCTCTCTATCCACTAAGTGGAAGTCAGACTTAGGTGTACCTGGTGTAGATACAGCATCAGCAACGCTATAGGTCTTAGTCCCTATCCTTATATTTATAGTAGCCAACCCTTCTTTCTTCTTGGCATCGGATATTTGATGTTTGAGGGACATTAAAGCAGCATCTTCCTTTGCAGTAGATGCACCTTCACCCTTACCACCAAACTCCTTCGTCTTAACAAAGTCAGTCAGCTTATAAACACCACCTTCAGTGGATGTGAATCTTAGCTCATTCAATTGGATGTTTGTACCATCCTTTAGGATCTTCTCCATGTTCTTTGGAGCGATCAATACTACTTTTTTACTACCCTTTATCTCAAATGGACTCTTCTCCTTCACCTTTTTAATGAAGATAGCTGGTCTCCAATCGTATTTTCTGATCTCAGATGCGCTAAGATTTGCCATTATAGTAACCCTTTATGTACTTTTATATATGGAAAACCGCCTTTCGGCGGTTCTCTTATAGTGCAATTGTATATGGTTCCATTGACCTATTGTACTGGTTATTGACTCTAATGAACTCAGTATACCTACTTAAATGAGAAAGTCTACTGGCTCCAACATAGGCACAGGTAGATCTCAATCCACCAAGAATGTCCTGCATTGTATTACAAACAGCGCCCTTATATGGCACCTTGATTGTTCTACCTTCAGAAGATCTATAGTTGGCAAGATAGCCTTTATGCTTTTCTTGAGCTGTTCTAGAACTCATACCATAGAATACTACACCATCTTCTGTATTCTTGGCACCACCTTCATCATGCCCTGCTAGCATTGAACCTAGCTTGACATACTTCGCGCCAGCACCAATTGCCTTAGCAATATCACCAACACAGGTAATGCCACCATCAGCAATAATGTTACTGCTCTTAGATTCCATGGCACATTCCATAACAGCACTAAACTGAGGATAGCCAATACCAGTCTTAATACGAGTAGTACAGACAGCCCCAGAACCAATACCAACCTTAATTAGGTCGGCACCAGCATCCTCTAGCCTACGAACAGCCTTGGCAGTAACAACACTACCAGCCATAATCTTAGAACGAGGTGACTTCCTCTTTAGGAATTCAACCGTTTCGTAAAACTGCCTCATATATCCATTTGCAACATCTACGCAAATGTTAACATAAATGCCATGATCATCAAATAGAAGGTTAGCAATACGCTCTGTAAGCTCAAGGTCTTCTGGAAGAATACCAGTAGATACATAGATGTGCTTTAGAGTAGTTTCGTTTGCCGTAGAAGAAAACTTGACCCAATCTTCAAATGTATAGTGCTTGACGATTGCAGTATGGGCACAAACCTTGGCAAGCTCTTTTGCCATCTCAAACGTACCAACACCATCCATATTGGATGCGATTACTGGATTGTAATCAATGTCTACTTTCTTTCTACTATCAATATCGGAGAACTGTGGTACAATTAGTACATCACTATAGTCTAACTTAACTGCATCTTGAATCATAGTCTAATACCTAGTCTATCAGCAATCTTATCCTGCCACTCAACAAGATTATTATAAATTCCAGCTACAATGTCAACACTTACATTGTTTGCCCTGGCAGCATATTCGATTGCTTCTTGTTTTGATAATCCTTCATTCTCAGCTTCAATCAAACTCATTTCAATAACATGATTAAGTTGCATACACTATTCCTCGTATTTCATACAAACATGATCTTCAATAAGTTGACGATGCTGGATCCAGTACTTAAAGTTACCGGACCACATGGCACCATTCCTATCAGAATGAGTTACACCCCTTTCCCAAGAGCCACAATCATTACAGCTGTTAGTAATGTTGCTCATAGGAGTTGCTTGGTGTTCTAGAGGCGAAGCATGGACAGGCTTTGATTCAACAAGCCTTGCAAAGATGTCATTCGCCTTTTCGATATCTGTATTTAAAATTCTATACGAAACCTGGGCACAGCAAGATGCTGAGATCTTAATTGCTTGCTCTGCTGTCAGGTATGTCTTAACAACTTGTTTCTCTAGGTTGTCTTGTTCTTCCCATATGAAGTAATTGAGACCAACTTCCATATCTTCACGTTGGATGTACGGAACATGCCATTCGCCAGCTGCTAGACCAATTGGGTTGCTCTCTTTCAATGCCTTCCACATTACCGTGGCAAGCTCTTTGATCTCTGGCTGAGCATCTGGATGCTTACGTAGGTGGAAGAAGTTATCATATGTTGTGGCAGTACATACAACCTTAATCAACTGATAAGGTTCGAGAATTCTATTTGCAATTTGCTTATGCAATTTTAAACTATCAAATCTTCTTGCTGTATCACAGGTGGTGGATGCAATGTCACGCCAAAGTGTGCTCGCCTCTATTACACTTGGAAGATCTAGTTGCTCTGTGGCCTGCATGCCCTTTACATTCT